GGTCTATAATACTACAGGCGATTATGAAGACCTTATCTGTACGGCAAACACAGCAGAAGATGGTAACCCAGTTAGTATTTCTTCTGCAGTATCTAGTGGCGGTACATTGCAAGTAATATCTCATCAGGATTCAGAATGGAATATGATTGCTGAAAAGACTGCTGGCAAACAAAGCAATTGGAGAGATTCTGGTACTCTCATAGACACAGTTCTAAAACATACTCGCGGAATACGACCTGGGTTTAAGTATAAAACTACAACCCCCACACAATGGTTAGCACAATTCATTTCATTAGATTATACAGGTAGCTCAGTAGGACAGGACAATGTAGAGAATGAAAGTGCAACTGCCATACAAATTACTTCAAACGAAAAACTACAACTAAAAACCGGATGGACTTTCAATACTCATGCTGACAGAGTAAGTAGTTCAACAACGACAGTCGCAATGGGTGATGCAACAATATCTATTCGTTATCATTTAGATAATAGTATTGATTTGTATGACGAGGACAATGAACAGGTATTGATGACTAAAAATGCTGATGGTGATGGCAACCCAGTATTTCTACATTCACTTAATTCAACGACCGTAGGTGTTGCATATCTCTTTGATGGTTGGACGATTGAACCGTTTGCTAAAGATTGGTATGCACCCGCAACAAACTACAACGGATTGAGTCCAGAAGCTTCTAATTCTACTGCTGGTAAAACTGCTTGGTACAATGAACAAAGAGCAAGAGATCAGGGTGGTGGTGCAACAACTATCAACAACCTAACAAGAGTAAAGTGGGCAGAACCATTCTACCCAGGACAAGAGTTTGTATGGACAGCAGACGACACTAATAATATGTATATGGGTGATCGTACCGCAGATGATACTGCATGGAATCGTGCTTTCGCTATTGAGTATGCTAGTAGTACCGCAACAGTTTCTCATACAAATGTGACCAACTTTGATGTTGCTACTTATTTTGGTAGTGGGTACAACGCTACAGGCAAAACAATGTCTCTACGATATGACTATGGTGATAACAAACTAAAACTGTATGACATCACCACATCTGGTGCTGAGACATTAGTTGGTCAATCAACGACTGCTGTTGCTGGTGGTGCTCCTATTCATCTTACATTGGGTGGTGCATCTGCAAAACTTCTCACGGCCACACATCGTTACTATGGTTGGGAGTATGTACATACAACTAACGGTGCCTTGGGTAAAAGTTTGATGCATGATAACTGGCGTGCTAATAGACCATCAGATCACACTGGAATATACAACGATGCTGCCTTGAGACATATTCGTGGACTCATACCTGGTCAGAAGATGGTGTGGGGATCAGGCAACACATTCCAAAATGCTAGATTTGGTGATTGGAAATCTTCAAACAATGCAACTGGTATCGCCAATCCACATAGTAATGATATCTATTGGAACTGGGGTTGGATGTCTAACAACGGAGAAAATTGGAGAAACTTACAAGGGTTTACATTCAATACATCTAACACATACTACAATTCAAGTACACCAGAATGGGACCCTGGAGCAGATAAAAACTATACAGTTTCATTTAGATACAAATCTGATAATAGTGTTGACTTGTATGATGAAACTAACTCCGAAGTAATTGCAACAAAAGATGTAAACCTTGACGGTAGTAGAATACATCTTGTGTGGGCTACCGGTGCTGCTATCACAAATATTACAGATAACTTCTTTGGTGGTGGGGATGTCACTATAACCACTGTTTGATAAATATTATTATGAGTAGAATTGACGATGCTATTAGTGATGCCCTAGGTGTCACTAAAGAGATCAAACAAGAGATCATTGATCCGAAGCCACTAATACCCCGTCCAGAGGCCTCTGTAATCGCCACAGACGAACGCTCGGTAGAAACTGATATCGACTACAAGTACAGTCGAGAAAACTTCTATCATCTAATTGAGCGGGGCCAGGATGCCATCACGGGCATACTTGATCTGGCACAGGAAAGTGAACACCCACGAACATATGAAGTTGCGGGTCAACTTATCAAAACTGTATCAGAAGTAACTGAAAGACTTGTAGACTTACAAGAGAAAATGCAACGACTCAAAGAAGTCCCAGAGAAAGGACCCACGAATGTTACCAATGCATTGTTCGTTGGTAGTACAAAAGAACTTCACGATTTACTGAAGAATAAAGATGGTTGAGACTTACAAAGGTAACCCCAATCTAAAGTCTGCATTAGTTCGACAAGAATATACTCAAGAACAGATTGAGGAATTCATCAAGTGTAGTCAGGATCCGATATACTTTATTCAAAACCATGTGAATATCGTAAGTATTGATGAGGGTCTTGTACCTTTTCATATGTACCCTTTCCAACAGGAAATCGTACAGACATTCCACGACAATCGTTTTACTATCTGTAAACTGCCACGACAGTCTGGTAAGTCTACAGTTGTATTGTCTTATCTAATACACTATATTATTTTTAATGATAATGTAAACATTGCTATTCTTGCTAACAAGGCCTCGACTGCAAGAGACCTATTGTCACGACTCCAGTTGGCATACGAACATCTACCTAGTTGGTTACAACAAGGTGTAATGAACTGGAACAAGGGATCGTTAGAACTAGAGAATGGTTCTAAGATACTCGCGGCATCAACATCAGCGTCTGCCATTCGTGGCGGCTCTTTCAACATCATTTTCCTTGACGAGTTTGCGTTTATTCCATCAACGATTGCAGAACAGTTCTTTAGTTCTGTGTATCCTACAATCTCATCTGGTAAATCATCGAAGGTGATGATTATCTCTACACCGCACGGTATGAATATGTTTTACAAGATGTGGACTGATGCAGAGAACGGTAGAAACGAATTCAAACCTATTGAAGTTCATTGGTCAGAAGTGCCGGGTCGTGACGAAGAATGGAAAGAACAGACCATCAAGAATACAAGCGAACAGCAGTTTTTACAAGAGTTTGAATGTTCCTTCTTGGGTAGTGTTGATACTTTGATATCACCACAAAAGATACAAACGATTCCGCATCACGACCCAATAGAAAGAAGTGCTGGGTTTGATGTTTATGAAAGACCTCAGAAAGATCATTCGTATTGTATGACTGTTGATGTTGCCCGCGGTTCGTCAAATGACTACAGTGCATTTGTTGTGATTGATATCACTACTGTACCATACAGATTAGTTGCAAAGTATCGAAGCAACGAAATCAAACCTCTTATCTTTCCAGACATTATCTATCGTACTGCTAAGTCTTACAACGATGCACAGATACTTGTAGAGATCAACGACATTGGTGGGCAGATTGCAGACGCACTACATCACGATATGGCCTATGAGAACATCATACAGTCACAAGTCAAAGGTCGTCTTGGTCAAATAGTCAGTAGTGGATTCGGTGATGGACAGTCGGAGTTAGGTATCAGAACTACAAAATCACTGAAACGTATTGGTTGTTCTAACCTAAAGCAGTTGATTGAGTCTGATAAACTATTACTCAGCGACTTTGATATCATTGTAGAAATGTCTACTTTTGTACAAAAGGGTGCATCGTTTGAGGCAGATGATGGTTCTACAGATGACCTGATGATGTGTTTGGTGTTCTTCTCTTGGTTGACTGACCAACAGTATTTCAAAGACTTGACTGACGAGGATATTCGTAAGAGACTCTTTGAAAGTCAGAAGGACGAAGTTGAAGCAGATATGGCTCCGTTTGGGTTCATTGAAGATGGTGTGAACTATGGAGAAGATTTAGCACCGTTTGTAGATAGTGACGGTGACTATTGGCGTCCTGTAAAGAACTACCCCGAATGGAATTAGAGAATAAACGGTAGGTCAACACCGTTCTCTAATCTAGCAACACAGTTACGACAAACAGGTGTACTTTCATTCATAAGTTTTTGTGCCTCTTGTCTCTCTTTAGACTTGGCACCATTTCTAAATACTAGGTTTCTTATTTTCTTGTGGTGTGGATACCATTCAAGGCATACTAGTTCAGTTTCACCACAACCACAGTGATAGTTTCTAAAACTATTGATAAGCCACAAAACTCTACTTTTCCGATACACTTGTTCCAGTCTCCTTCTAGTTTATTTATCTAACTCCGATACAAGTGTGTCTTTGAAGAACCCGATATAACTAAATAACTGTACATACAAAAAATTGAAGTTTGTACTTTCGTGATAACTCGTAATATAACCAAGGGAGAAATAGAAAAAAATGGTTGATCTAGTTTCACCTGGTGTTGCTATTAAAGAGAAAGACCTGACTACCTCAGTCAGAAATGAACCTACTAGTATTGGTGGTGTCGCTATTATCGCAGAAAAAGGTCCTATGGATCAAGTTGTGGTTATTGAAAGCGAACAACAGTTGGTAGATATCTTTGGGAAACCAAACACTACTAACCATCAGTATTGGTACAGTGCCGCATCTTTCTTGATGTATAGTAACACACTAAAGGTCGTTAGAATTGTAACCACAGGCGCAGTAAATGCTTGCGTTTCTGGTACAGCAATCCTAATCAAAAACAATAAGCACTACACAGATGGTGATGGAACTACAGGTCCTTATGACGATGGTTCCGCCAACGTGGGTTCTTGGGCAGCTCGTTCTGCCGGTGCTTGGGGTAACAGTCTCCGTGTTGAAACTTGTAACACGGCTGCCGGGTTCTCCGAGTCAGCAAAAACAACAGCATCTGCTACTGAACCAGCAGGCGAAACAGTCGTTGCATTGACTGCTGCCACAGGGTTCTCTGTCGGTGATATCATTTACCTACAAGAAGCAGATGGTCAGAAATATCGTATCACAAACATCGCAACTAACGATGTAACAATCGTCCGTCATCCTGCAACTACAGCAACAGGTCTTGCATCAGAAATTTCTTCTGGTACTAACGTAGACCGTGAGTGGCGTTGGGCAGATCAGTTTGAACGTGCTCCTGGTACATCACAGTATGCTACCGATCGTGGCGGTTCAAACGACGAAATGCATATGATTGTTGTTGATGAAGATGCTAAAATTTCTGGTGTCGAAAACGAAGTCCTTGAGAAGTTTGAAGCAGTATCTAAAGCTTCTGACGGTCTTACAGACGAAGGTAATGCTAACTACTATGCAGACGTAGTTTACACAAGTTCAAACTTTGTCTACTGGATGGATCATCCAGCAGGCGCAACGAACTGGGGTAGTCTCGCTGCCGGTACAACATTTACTGCACCAACAAACGCTATTGATGCCGCAAGTCTAACTCA